CTACACGAGGATCTTCATCACCATTCAACCATTGTGCTGCAAGACCCTTTAGTGTTTCTTCACTAAATCCATCATCACCGTCATCACTAGGGGCAAATTCAGTCAACGAATTTCCTGTTGCTCCTTTATTTAGATTAGGGGTAGACTTATCAATCACTCCTTTGTAATAGCTAGCATATTGCTGTGAGCCTTCAGGATATGGAACTGGTAATTTACCTGTTGCAAAACCTGCTTTGTATTCTGCGGTATTTTGTATGCCAGGCATAAATGCATTACCACCTTCTGAAACCTCTTCATCAGATTTTTCATCACCTGCACTTGCAACGAATTGCTGAGGTGTCATGATTTTGATGCCACTAGGGGCACCTGGCATCTTTGGTTCAGCGCCTTCGTGTAATTCTTTAAAGTTCATTTTTCTTATTCCTAATAAATTGTTCAGCTAACATTACTAATTCGTGTAGTTCTTCAATAGATTCGCAATGCCATCTACGTAGACTTTTATTTATATTGCTGTTTGGGTCTCGTGCTGTTTTCGCACCAGTACGATGTTTCTTCATTCCACGCATTCTGGCACAGAAGCTAGCACGGCGTTTTGCTGCCTTACTACCTTTTTTGAGTTTGCTTGGTTTAGTTGTAACTGCTGTTTGAATCTTGCTGCCAGGATGACTGCGGCGATAACTGGCTACACTCTTTTTACTCATCCCACCTGCACGTTTGTTGTTGTGCTTTGACCAATTCTCGCCTTCCTCCACACCTTGCTGTGTTTTGGGGTCAGCAAACAACGAGTCTATTGCTTTTTTGCCGCCATACAATATGGCTAACACAATGCCAGCAGGAATGGCATATTTAAAAGCCAACGCTGCTAGGTCAAGCAGTGTTTTCTCATCAAGGGCGGTACCTACTTTGGCAGTAATGTCTTTGGCAATGTCTGCTACAGATGATCCAATTTCGTAGGCACCGGCACCTATACCAATTTGTCCTGCATTCTTAGCTGCAATTTCTGTGCCGGCTTTTGCAGCCTGCCCCGCACCGCGAGCTCCTGCTTGGCCTGCTTTTCCAACAACCTGTGCTATTTTTGGAGCCGCAGCCATGAACAGTCTTGCACCAGCTGCCAACAACGGCGCAAATTCATTTAATTGTTCTTCCGCCAAACCTTCTGATTTGTTACCATAGTTAGCTGCACCTTTTTTGCGACATTGTACTAATCTACCTGACGCATACGCGCTTGGCCATACCTTAGCAGAAGATTTTATCTTGTAATAACAAGCATCTTTTTTCTCCATAAGTTCAGATTCTGAAACTATTGGTCCACCGCAATGTGGGCATTTGTTATGCGATTCAGTTATGATTTCTAATATTTTCATTTTCTTTTTCCTTTAGTACTAACATTTATTGCTTTACCTGAACGATTAGCATTAGGATCCTCACGGCGTTTTCTAGCAGCAGCCGATGCTCTTCCTTTTTTACCTAAACTATGTGCTTTGCTTTGTGGTAGACATTTAGGTTTCCCTTCAGACTCTGATCCTCTAGCACAGTCACCTCGAATCTTTCCATCTGGTCCAAATCTCACCCATTTCTCTTTGAACCATTTGTGTAGATTTTCAAGTACTTGGTCTGTAGATTCTGCGCTTTCTTTCGGGACACAATTAGGAACTTGTTTGCCACCCTTATTTTTCATACCCACTTGCTTATGTGTACTCCAACATGCTTCATCTAAATTCTCATGGTCACCGTGTGTTTCGCACATTCCGCAATCTGGACATGTCATTTCCATTTCAATAGATTCATTGTGTTTCTTCTTACCTGCACAATGAGCCTTTTGACTAAATCCTTTTGGATGACTGCAATTGATTGAACTCTTATACTTTTGACTCCACTCTTCCGCCACACCTTGCTGACCAAAAGAATCAAAATGCTCTTGTGCTTGTTTTTTAGATTTATATCTGTGAATCTCGCCCGTCGGACTTGTAACTTTCCATTCAACATGGTCAGTTGTTCTTCCTGCAGGATTAGTTGTTCTTTCGATCTTTGGTTCAGTCTTTACAACTGGTCTGGTATACTTTTTAAATTTATCCAACTCGCTTTCCGCCACACCTTGAGACATTTTTTGTTTAAGTGCTTGAATCTTTTGTTGATACTGTTTGCATTTTTCATCATCACCTGCACGGTTTGCAGCTAATGCTAATTCTTCAAATTTGGAAATTTGTTTCTTAACATCGGCATTGGGCGAACTTTCCGCTACATCTTTTGGCTTCTTTCCAGCTTTCTTCATGGCAATGGCTATCGCTGCTTGCTGTGCAGGACTACCAGCTTCGGATATAAATTCGGTAAATCTCATGTTCTTGTCCGTAAATAGTTGACTTTATTGCGTGAATATGTTACACTCATGTATTATTTATCACTTTGGGCTTTTACCTTGACAAATCAATCTATCAAACGCATCGGTTTTGCTTGCAAATTTAGTGAACTAAACAGCAAGGGTGAAGTATGTTCGGTCAAAGAACTTAATACAGGTGGTACAACCCGTGCATGGATCAATAGACAGTCTCGTAGTGCCGCAGAAGAAAAGATACTTGATGTATCAAAGCAAAACATTCTGCATACACACAATCTAGTTAAAAAGGTAGCAACACTGCGACCCGAACTACGCATGGTTCGTCTTACATCGGATATGTTGCCTTTCTACACAATGGACGGCTGGCAAGACTTTTGGCATGACAAGTCAATGCAAGATAATCTAGCACGATGGTTTGCACCCATTGGTGAAACTGCACGGGCTAATGATGTTCGTCTTAGCTTTCATCCTGACCAATTTGTAGTTTTAGCGAGTGACCGTGAAGAAGTAGTAAATAAGAGTATTGAAGAATTTGAATATCATGTTGACATGGCACGTATGATGGGCTATGGCAAAACATTTCAGGATATCAAAATCAACGTACACATCAGTGGTCGTAAAGGTCCACAGGGCATTCGTGATGTATACAATCGTTTGTCACCCGAAGCCCGCAACACACTTACACTAGAGAATGAGGAATATACACATGGACTACTTGACTGCTTATCATTATCTGACCTCGTACCTACGGTCATGGACATACATCATCATTGGATACGTGAAGGAGAATACATTCAGCCTAATGATGCGCGTGTACAACGTGTTATTGATAGTTGGCGTGGCGTTCGTCCTGCTATGCATTACAGTGTTAGCCGCGAAGATGTACTCACAGGCTTTTCCACTACTGATCGCCCAGAGCTGGAGTTATTGTTAGAAGGTGGATATAAAAAGCAGAAACTCAGAGCGCATAGTGACTATTACTGGAATGACGCGGTGAATGATTGGGCATTGACATTCTGTGATAACTTTGATATAATGTGTGAATCAAAGGCAAAGAATCTTGCCAGCTTTAAATTATTTGAGAGATATAAACATGGGACTATTTGATAGATTTTTCGGCGGAAAAGCAAAAGAAAAAGCATTAGAAGCGTTGGTTGCTACCCCACCAACGCCTAAGGTAAAGAAACCTCGCAAACCTAAGGTACAGAAGGAACAACCAACTGTATCTGATAAAGCAAAAGCAGATGAATTAGGTTTGCCGTATGTTAATATACTAAAGATGGAACTTGATCCATATGATATTAACACTGGTGCGTTTGAACTTGATTGGAATGATAAATTTATTTTGAATCTAATTCGTGCAGGATATAAGATTCGTGATGATGACACAGATACTATTATAGTTGAACGCTGGTTTCAATCGGTATGTAGGAATGTGGCACTTGAACTCTATGAACAGCAACAGGCTGATCCAGAGAATCGTGCAATGGCCTCAGAAATGAGAGTAGTACGTGCTAAGGACCTGGGAGATGGAAGGACAGAAGTCAGCTAAAAAGGTTGACAATAAATTAGTATGGGTATAGAATTGCATATTCGTTCACAATAAAGGTAAATTATGTCTGGTCAAAGAGTTTTTCGTGATTTGATTACTATGGGAAGATTTAAAGGAAGGCCCAAGTGTACAGTAGAAGGGTGTGAGAAATCAGGGCATGATGTTGGTATGAGACGTAAAGACGGTAGTAAAATTTACCGTGCTACTTGTGCTAAACATCATTTTACAAAGTATGGCATTGGCGATTGGTCTTACAAACAATATCGGAAAAATTATTGTGAAAATACGGACGGTAGATTGGGTTTTGTTTGTACCACTACTATCTTACCAGATTTTGCAGAAAGTATGCTAGATGCAGATCATATTAATAACAAACATGATGATGATAGAAAAGTAAATATACAGACATTATGTGCTTGCTGTCATCGGGTGAAAACAAGAATATTTGGACATTTAACTAGTCTGTCTTATATTAAAAAAATAATGAGAGAAAATTCCCGTATGCTTTGCAATTAACTCTGAATAGTAGTATACTTACGATATGAAATACGCACTAATTGACCTCGCTAATACTTTTTTTCGTTCCCGTCACATTGCATCACGCAATAGTACAGTTGACGAGAAGGTGGGGATGGCCTTACACCTTACATTGGCTAGCACTAATCAGATAGTCCGTAAGTTTGGAATCGACCATGTGATATTTTGCTTAGAAGGTAAGTCGTGGAGGAAGTCATACTATGCTCCGTACAAGAAAAATAGGGTAGTAGATACAATGTCTCAAACAGAGGCAGAAGTAGAAGAAAACACTATGTTTTGGACCACGTATGAGGCCTTCACAAATTACCTTAAAGACCGCACAAACTGTAGTGTATTGCGTGATTCAAAAGCTGAGGCTGATGATTTGATTGCACGGTTCATTCACTTGCATCCTGATGATGAACATTTTATCATCAGCAGCGATACCGATTTTTTACAATTAATCGCGCCAAATGTTCAGCAGTATAATGGAATCACCAATGAATTAATTACACTTGGGGGCTATATTAAGGACAATGGAAAGCCTGTGCTAGACAAAGAAAAGAATCCTAAACTACTTGAGGATCCACAATATATCCTCTTCCGCAAGTGCATGAGGGGCGACGGCACAGATAATGTATTTTCGGCTTATCCGGGTGTGCGTGAAAAAGGTTCACAAAAGAAAGCTGGACTAATTGAAGCGTATGCGGACAGAACAAAACGTGGATTTGATTGGAACAACATGATGTTGCAACGTTGGCTGGACCATGATGGAGTAGAACACAGGGTGCGTGATGACTACGAACGAAATCGGGTACTCATAGACTTGACAGCCCAGCCCGATGATGTTAAACTATCAGTAGATACAAACATACGTGAAGGTGTTCGCAGAACTACT